GGGAAGGTAAAACTTCTCCCTTCTTTATTTTATATGGAAGATGGAAAATATGTCTTTACCGAAGAATTCCATTTAGAAAGAGGTTCTTGTTGTGGTTCAGGTTGTAGACATTGTCCTTATTTTCCTGCTCACAAAAAAGGAAATACTACTATATTTATAAACAATGGCTAATGGTGTTACATATGGTATAAATTTTCCCTTCAGAGATTCTTTTAGGGGGGATTACTTACAATTAACGGAATTAGAGTCACAAGAAATTAAAGCTGACTTGATGTTGTTATTGTTGACAAGGAAGGGTTCAAGATATTATTTACCACAATTTGGTACAAGATTATATGAATTTCTTTTTGAGCCTTTTGATGGTATTACCTTTGACGCTATTGAATCTGACATCAGAGATGCAATTGAAACTTTTATGCCAAACTTATTGGTTAATAGTTTAAGTATTACACCTGCTGACCCACAGGAAGAAGTGGATATTGCCACAGGTCAAAACGTTGTAGGAACAAGCGAATCGTCAATTTACCGATTCCCTGGCAAAGGTACTTCAGAGTACACAGCAAAAATAAGATTAGATTACTCAACAAATGGTTCAACATATGCTCAGAGTGATTTTGTAATTATAAATATTTAATACAAATGGCAAATAATAGAATATCATACGCATCTAGGGATTATCAGTCAATCAGGACCGAGCTCTTGAATTATACTAAAACTTACTATCCTGACTTAATCCAAGACTTTAACGATGCTTCGGTCTTCTCCGTATTCATTGATTTAAACGCCGCGATTGCGGACAACTTACATTATAACATTGACCGAAGTATTCAGGAGACTGTTTTACAATATGCTCAACAAAGGTCATCAGTTTATAACATAGCCAGAACCTACGGTTTAAAATTACCAGGACAAAGACCATCAGTTGCTTTAGTTGATTTCTCAATTACAGTCCCTGCTTTTGGTGATAAAGAAGATGAAAGATATCTTGGAACATTGACAAGAGGTTCACAAGTTGTTGGAGCCGGAATTGTTTTTGAAAATGTTTATGACATTGATTTTGCTTCACCATATAATTCTCAAGGTTTTCCCAATAGATTAAAAATACCAAACTTTAACTCAAATAATATTTTAGTTAATTATACAATCACAAAAAGAGAAATTGTTGTAAATGGTATTACAAAGGTATTCAAACGAGTTATTGGTGCAAATGATGTTAAACCATTCTTTGAATTATTTTTACCTGAAAAAAATGTGTTAGGCATTACAAGTGTATTATTAAAGAATGGTACACAATATACAAACACACCAACAACTGCAGAGTTTTTAGGTGTTGATAATAGATGGTATGAAGTGGATGCATTGGCTGAAGATAGAGTCTTTATTGAAGACCCTGCAAAAGTTTCTGACCAACCTGGTATTAAAGTTGGTAAGTATATCCAAACTCAAGATAGATTTATTACCGAATATACACCTGAAGGATTTAAGAAAATGACATTTGGTGGTGGTACCAATACCGCACAAGACCAATTGAACCAGTTCACAACTTTAGGTACAACATTAGAACTTCAAAAATATTCTAACAATTTCTCATTAGGTTCAACATTAACACCAAATTCAACATTGTTCATTCAATATAGAGTTGGTGGTGGATTGGCAACAAACTTAGGAACAAACGTAATCAATCAAATTGGTACTGTTTCATTCTTTGTTAATGGTCCATCTGAGACAACAAACTCAGCGGTAGTTAATTCATTAAGATGTGTTAACGTAACTGCGGCGGTAGGTGGAGCGGGTATTCCATCATTAGAGGAAATTAGAAACTATGTATCATTTAATTTTGCAGCTCAAAAGAGAGCGGTTACCGTACAGGATTACGAATCAATTATTAGAAACATGCCAGCTCAATTTGGAGCACCCGCAAAAGTATCTATAACAGAAAATGATAATAAAATTTTAATTCAAATTTTATCTTACGATACTTCAGGTAAATTAACCAATATTGTTTCAAATACTTTAAGACAAAACATTGCAAATTATTTATCAAACTACCGAATGATGAATGATTATATTTCAATATTCAGTGCTGAGGTTATTGACTTGAGTGTTGATGTTGCGATTGTCTTAGATTCAGCTCAAAACTCAGGACAAGTTATTTCAAGTGTTATTGATAAAATATCTGCATACTTTAACCCCCTATCAAGACAATTAGGTCAGAATGTTTATCTATCCGAGATTAGAAGTATTATTCAAAATACAAATGGGGTATTAACCGTTTCAACTTTAGATGTGTTTAATGAAGTTGGTGGTCAATATTCATCGGCAGAAACCTCTATGGAATACTCAGACCCAGAATTAAAACTTATTGGTCCTGTTGATGATACCATATTTGCTCAACCATCACAAGTGTATCAGATTAGATATCCAGGTAAAGACATTAGAGTTTCGGTTAAGAACTTCCAATCAATTACTTTTTCTTAACAAGTTTATTTATTTTTTCTTTGGATTATTATTTAATTGTGTGGGTTCACTTTAAAAATCCCGCATAAACTATTTATTAACTAAAGACATTAATGGGTCAATCATATAGAATAAGGACTGAATTAGGGGTTAACAAAACAATCAACGTACAATTAGACCAAGAGTTTGAACAGTTAGAGATTTTATCTTTAAAAATACAACAAGAAGATGTCTATATAAGAAGTTGTGCCGATTATGGAGTTATTGTTGGTAGGGTTACCGCTAACAATGGTTTTGGATTACCAAACGCAAGAGTGTCAATATTCATACCTATTACAACGGTAGATGAATCAAACCCAATTATTTCAAGTATATACCCATATAAATCACCTTCAGATAAAAATGAAGACGGATATAGGTACAACTTATTACCTTATGAAAAATCTTATTCTGTTCACGCAGCAACAGGTACAATACCATCAAGATTGGATGCTCTGACAGGAACAACCGCTGTTGAAATATATGACAGATATTATAAGTTCACGGCCAAAACAAATGATAGTGGGGATTACATGATAATGGGGGTACCATTAGGGTTTCAAACTGTTGTTATGGATGTTGACTTGTCTGATATTGGAGAGTTTTCATTGACACCACAGGATTTAATTAGAATGGGTCTTGCAACTGAAGCTCAAGTTGCGGGTAATCGTTTTAGAACATCAACAGATTTAAATTCATTACCTCAAATTATTAATTTGGTTAAAGGTATTGAAATATCACCACTTTGGGGTGACCCTGATATTTGTGACATTGCCATTAATCGTCTTGATTTTGATTTGAGAGACGAGGCAAATGTTAATATACAACCAACATCTGTTTTTATGGGTTCAATTTATTCCACTTCAGACGCTTACCGAGTTAGGAGAAATGCAAAACCTAAAGATGATATGGGTAATCTTTGTAGTTTACAATCAGGACCTGGACAAATATTAGCAATTAGACAAACCATCCAACAAGATACTATTGGTAATCCAATACTGGAACAATATCAATTAGAACAATCTGGAAATATTATTGATGGTGATGGTGTTTGGTTAACTGAATTACCAATGAACTTAGATTATTATATAACTAATGAATTTGGTGAAAGAGTTATATCAAATGACCCAACAATAGGTATTCCAACTAAGGCAAAATATAGATTTAAAATTAAATGGACTCAACCAACGGCATTAACTGAACAAACAAGACGACCATATTTTTTAGTTCCAAATATTAAAGAGTATGGATGGACAAGTTCGGTAATTGACCCAAATTTACAATTTAACCCATCGTCTAACGCAGAATTGGCTGGTTCATATTATTTTGGATTAGATTGGACCGGATACACAAATACTCAAGCGGCAATAAATTGTGATGATACTTTTTATCAATTTGACTTTAATAAAGTTTACACGGTTTCAGGGTTAATTGATGAATTTAAAAATGGTGGAAGAGGTAGGTTTATTGGGATTAAAGAAATTGACAGTCAAGATTGTGAAAGTACTATTAATAAATTTCCTGTAAATGAAGGTTTTAGAAATTTTGATTTTATTTTCTTTCTATTTGCAATTTTAATGCAATTGGTTCAAATAATTGGTATCCCATTATTAATTGTTTATCATATTGCTGCGGCAATTTTAGAAAATTATGCGAAACCTTTAATTATTGCATTAATTGGGTGGATTATTAAAAACGTTATTGCGTTTGGATTTTTGGTTGCGGTTTATATTGCGTTAATTATTGCGTCTTTTGGTGTTAGTATTGCGGGGGTAGTATCTGCGGTACTACAGTTGACCGTATGGACAATTTTGTTAATTAAA